GAGGCTTTGCCATACGTCACCGCTTGTCTGTAATTACTGCTAAGTACATTAAGTCTAACATGTCCAATGCTTTACGCTTTTGACTTTTATCACTGATTCCAAGTCGTAGTTGCTGTTGCGCATTTTTGTACAAACTTTCAATCTCGTCTGTTTTGGTATCATCACTTACTGGAAACAACGATACGACCAAGTTCTTTGTGTCTTGTGTTAAACCACGTATGTCATCACCCAATCGAGCATACTGTCCAGGTTGATTATCCTGCAACGTTTTTACACGCTTCATGTTGCGTGCTTTCTTCGGGTCCATTGTCTTGGCAAGCATGTCAAGTATGCGCTTCTTTGTTTTCTGATACTCTTTGCTAGACACTCCAAAGGCCTGTTGAGCTTGCATCAATAGTTCAAGAGCAGTCTGTTGCTTTTCAGCTGGTCCCAAGTTTTTGACAGCATCAAATCGTTGTTGAATAGGGTCTGCTGTTTGTTGTGCCATAACCTCATCAAACATCGGCAACCGACCCATTTTACGTATTGGTTGTCGTGTTGGTGTTGGTGTTGGTGTTGTAGAGGGTTGTTCTAGTGGAGTTCTTAAAAACGCATTGATACGGTCTATTTCTTCTTGTGTAGCTCTTCCTTTTAAATCAGGTCCAACATCCACATTGTCCTCAACTATTTGTTGCGTTGGTGTTGTCATTTCCATAGCAGACATGTCTAAGGACTCTCTAGGTCTTGCACCTTCAACAACACCACTAGGACCTTGTTGTACACCCATACCACTTTGACCAGACATAACCATGTCCAAACCACCTTCTTGCATGGCGGCTTCAAGTGGTGGCAGGGAAGGCTCCTCTGTTTCTGTGGCTTCCGTTACAGTTTCTGCAACAGGCTCTTGTGCTGTCTCCTCAACACCCAAGGTATCCATCTCTGCACGCCTACCAAACAGTCCACGACGCTCACGTGGCTGTGGTGCAAACTTGTCTCCATATATTTCACGTGTGCGCTCAATCACATCTACAGGCTCTGTCTGCTCCATGCCCAATGCTTCAAGTTCCGCCTGTAGTTCTGCAATACGGGCTTTGCGCTCTTCTATCAGTGGTGAATAGTCTACATCACCCAGTTCTGGTATGTCTTTTGTGCGTACTTTACTTGTAACCGTTCGTGGGTCTTCATCAGTTCCAAATGTGGTTGTAGTACCTGGTTGCATTGTGCCACCACGTAGTTCATTTTCTTCGTACCACTCTTGAAACTTTCCTTCGTTGTAATCACCTAACGTGTCAAGGTCTTTGTTAATTTTGTTTACACGTCTATTGTTTCTTGCAAGTGAATTATTGTTTTGCTTTTGAAGTTCTAGTTTTACATCGTAGTCTGTGTAATCACCAGTGCGTTCAGCTGCTGACTTTGCCAACTGCACCTCTGTCACCAATGCTGCTTGTTGCTTTTTAAGTCTTTCGTTGTCTTTTCTTATATCTGCTGCTTCTTGATTTTTTTCAGCGATGTACTCACTACGTCTTGGTGTGCGTTCACCTCTGCCAGTACGTGTACCACTAAAGCCCTTACGTGTTGACACAGTAGTTGTGCCCAAGCGTTCTGCTTGCTTTTGCTCCTGACGCTCTCTACGACCCTCTTCTTTTACCTCTTCAAGTTCAAATCTAGATATATCGCGCTGAAGTGCAGCCTGTTGTCGGTTTAACTCTTTACGGGCTTCACGGATACGTTTCTGTGCTTCTTGATTTGATATGCGACCTGCTTCTGCTTCACGCAATGCTTGGTCCTGTGCTGCTTTGTACAGCATATACTTTTGCTTGGTTACAAGGTCTGCCCATGACTGACCATTGCTTGTTCTACGAGGGTCACGACCACTGCCAGTTATGACGTATACGCCTTGTCCACCTACTTGCTTAATAGCCACGTTCGCCTCCATAGATGCCAAACCTAGTTCCAGTCAATGCGTCGCCTGGTATATTTAGATTTTCTAAAATTTTGCGTTGTCCAATGTTTGCAAAGTATTGGGCTATTTCTTCATCGTCCATACCAAGCTCAAAGTACATGTAGTCATACTGCTCCTTTGGTGGTAATGATAATATGTCATTAACTGTTGGCATAGTTAGAAATCCTGCCTGACGCGCTTTTTGTCGTAAATCACGTTGTGCTGTCAATCTATCCATTGGACGCCCTTCTCGTTGTAAGAAGGCTAAATCCATAGATTGTGGCTCTTCTCCCAACAACCTAGATAATGCCATTTGTCCAACAGCTGCTTCTGCACCGGCTTGGAAAGGTGCTGTTAAACCTTCTGCTCTGGCTCTGCGATACTGTGCCTGTGCTGCTTCAAGGTCTTTGATTTCTTGCTCTTGTTGCGCTTTACGAGTTAAGTCCATGCCAAGTATCTGCGAAGCCAAATCCGCCTCTAGACGCTGTCTACTCTCATCCTGCATCTGTTGACCCAACAAAGCCATTTGTGGCTGTGCTGTGGGCTGTGTAAGCCTTGCACGCTCTGCCTGTGCATATTGCTGCGCCTGTTGACGTGCTCCACGCATTTGTGATTCGATTTGAGCACGTTCACGCTCTGTTAATCCAAGCGCACCCATCTCTTGTTTACGCTGCATTTCTCGCAATCGTTTTCTTTGGTCTCGTTCGTACTTGCTTGGTATGATGTCTGGCAAAGCACCAATGGCCGTACCACCACCCGCCAACAATGCCGCTGTACCTAATGTTCCTATTGCCATAGTTCACCTACACATGAAATGTTTCTATTGTAAAAGATTGACAGTTAATCTGCCCCTTCTCAACCTTGGCATTGACCGCCACTGAGAACTTGTATCTGCCTGCACTCAATGTTAACATACGTGTCATCATTATGCTTCGATGACCACACGCATTTGCCTGTGCACCTGGATTTAAAAATACACCCACTATGTTGTCAGCATTTTCCCACACATATGCTCTTGTACCATCGTATTGTGTAATCAAACCAGCCTTCTCATATTGCAACTTAAACTTACTTTCCCATAAACCATTGCCTGGTCCTCTAGTCACAGTGCTGTTAATGGTAGATGCCGCTTTTGCATAAAACGTAATCATCACTTTGGTGTTGTCCTTGGTGATAACAACTTCAGCACCAGTATTGCTTAGCGATTGATAATCTTCAACCGTAGTGCTTGTTTGATTGTCGCTTTTAGTGGTTGAGGTGAACCAGCTATATGCTTGTGGTAGTCGTAACTTTGATACACCCTGAAGAGTTTTAGAAACAAAGTCACCAGTTTGTACAGAAGTAATAAGACGAGGGGTAGCAATACTTTCTCCAACAACGGTATCCACAGATACGTCAGCAGCAATGATTTCTTGGTTAACATATTCCCTCAATGCATCTTCATTGGATGCGTGATTGGTAGCCGATAAAACAGCACCGTCTACATATGTAAATGGTTTGGTAAATGCCATCAGTTCTCCACTACAATAACTTGTATGTGATTGTGCTGTATGTTTATTGAGTTGCTTGCCAAGCCAACACATGCTTGCAGTTCTATAGAATCAATAACGTTACCCGCAGCCAAATAATGTACAGCACTTATGGAAAAACATCGATAGTTCATATTTGAAACTGTACCTGTGCTTTCTGTGGTAATTGCTGCCTTGGGTGTAAAACTGTATGTGCAGTTTGCAATGTTCACTGTTGATGGTGTACCACTACTATTTAAGGACATCTTCAACTGAAACGCATAAGTATTGTGATTTATTTGACCTGACGTTCCATTTCCATCATTGCTATTTAACGCTGTTTCACCAACCAGTCCGGTTGCATGCACACGCACTATTGTATCTCCATGCGTACTGTAATTTGGCAAGACCTTACTTGGTGTGCCGGCTACATTTTCAATCGTTGCCATGGTAACACTAGTGGTATTCCAGTTTGCTGTTCCATCATAGTCAAATGTAAACAAACTTGTAATACTGTTGGCATCACTAAAGTGTTTTCTTTGCGCCCACTCCGTGTCCAGGTTCACATCTTGCACACTATCACCAGCAACACTATTATACACAGCATTGAGTTCTGCTGCTGTAGGAGCTTGCCCACCTTCAAAGTATTGATTTGTGATTTTACTCATGTTTACCTCTTGGTGTTGCAAACCCAAATGGATGCACCGTATATCTCCATTCTTGACGTTGGATTGGTGCTTACATTTAGTTCGTCCTTCGGATTTGTTGTTATTGTTTGCCACCGCAAGTCTAGGCGTACAGGTTGTGAGCCTACAAACAACTTAAATGGCACTGTAAGGTTTTGAAGTCTAGGATAAACTCTACCTGTCTCTGCTATCAACACATCGTTACAGAATATACCCCAACGTGTGTACCAATCACCACCAAACTGTTCATCAGACGAACCATCGTTTATGATGTCCAACCCATGACGATAGTTGATGTCAAAACATCCATGTAAAGTTCCACTTTCAGTGTCAAACTCTAAGACAAACTTATTAAAATCAGATTGTATATCTGTCAAGTTATTCCACCGACTTGACCAACTGCTGTTTTGCAAGTCAAAAGTGTACAGTGGTAAATGGATATTTAGTCCACCTTCAAAGGTGTTCCATCTACGCACAAAAAAGTAGTTTTGTGTTTGTCCAATAAACTTAAATCTTTTTACATCAGATGCAGCTGTATCTGTTTTGACTGATGGTGCCATTTTAAGTTTGTCTATAGTAGCAACTGGAAAGTTCTGACCATCAATTTTACCGTTGTACTCACCCACAACCATACGAGTGTTGTCATTAATGTTCTCTGGTTTAACCTGGTCAAGGTCCTTTTGTCCTACCTGTGTAAATACTTTCATCGTGACACCTTTGTGGACTGGTTAAGTGCTGGCATGGCCACTGAATCTGACAGTATGTTAAAGGACAGTAGGTGCCACTGTTGAGAGTTGGTAGTTCGTACACCAAACTTAAACTGGTCACACAACTCTGTATTGACATCGTATCGCAGTGTGATCAACCTGCCTTCTGCAATCTTACTGGAGTTCACTGTAAATGGCACCTTGGTTACAGACAAGTCAGCTGGACCAAACACGGCATCTTCTTTAATGGTGTACACCGTTTCACTCTTTGCCTGCTTTTGGGTGGATGTGGTACTCTCTGTGTACGAGTAGTCAATCCCATAAAAGAAGTCGAACCCATTGTCCCCATATGACATGATGCGTAGTTCTACACTATAGTATCGCACCTTGACACTGTTCTCGTTTGAGTTGTACCAAGCACTCTCCCACTGATGCCCATTGTGTGCCGTATCTGTGATAGCCAATGTAACGTTGTCACCAAATGCAGTAATCTGACCGGCCTGGCCCCAATGTGAACTGGAGCTCATAACTTGAAGTGGACCCAACTTGTTTGTTGTTGCATCCAATGCCGGTGTCCAGTTGGGGTCATTGCCCAATAGAAAGTACCCATTAACAGTTGTCGTCATCGCAGACCAATAACTATTGGTAGGCGTTTCTAAATCTGTACGAATAGACCACATTGGATTTTGTGGTGTCAAGTGTAGCACATATCCAAAGTCTGGTGTAGTGGAATCATCCGTTGGCAGGTGCAGCCACACTTCCCTTTCTCTATAGGAGTATGCTGCAATGGCTTTGTGCATCATCGAACGATTAACTCTGCGCAACAGTTTGTCGATGGGCTTGCTTATCTTCTGCATACTTATCGATGCGCCACCGTTTAAGCCACCTGACAGCATCCACACGCCTTGTTCGTTGATAAAAACAACTCCCAACTGTGGTATGACTACGACTGCCTTGCTGGCTACCGTGCCGAGCGTGTTAGTGATAGTGCTAATGTTGTAACTATCTGTATCAAAACTAATAATGTTGATTGCTGATTCCCTAAATACAATCAGATTATTGTAAAACGCTACCAGTTGTGTAATGTCACCACCGGTCTGATTGCCCAGGTCAAAGTATGCCAACGCTCCAAACTGTTCAAAAATGCCTCTATCAGAATAGATAATACGACTACCTGCAGCCAACCACAAACGATTGTCCCATACTTCACCAAACTTCCAATCTGTAGTGATTGCTGTACTGGCCGTGAACGATGGGGCTTGGTCCACTAGAAACCTATCTGGCATGGCATCTATGTAGAATCGACTAGAGTTTTCATCAAGTTGTGACACAAAGTAGTAGAGTTCACCGTTTGTGGCTATCTCTTTGGTGCGATAGATACGTCTGGCTACTACACCTTCTTGACCTATTGGCAAGTCAAGCGCAACACCGTATCGTTTGTTCTGTGCATTTGGAATAGACCATGAAACACTTTGTGCTGCACTCAATGGAGATTCCGCACCCAAGTCTGAAATCATCGTCATTTTGTAGTTGTACGTATACTGTACATTCTCTGTTACATCGCCCAAACCGTATTGAGACACCTTATTGTAAGCAACAGCAGCACCACCACTTAATACTTTGTTGTTCTGATACTCTGTGGCTACATCTAAAGGGTCACAGCTCGGAGTCTGTAATACAAAACCAAAGTCTCTATATACTTGATCACCACTAAACAGTATTGCACGGTCCCGTCCGTTGATAATCAACAGATGTTGTCCCAGGTTCACAAACTGACTACCGACATCGCCCAACTTGGGTATGTACCGGTCACTGTCAATCGTAACCAAGTCATTTTCATAGAAGGCGCCCGTATACGTTGCACCCTGTCCTTTGTTACCAATCGCATAGTACAATCGCCCTGACTGCTCAATAAAGGTGTAGATGTCATTGGTGCCCTGTCTCTTCCATTGGTATACGGCATCAACTTTGTCAGTAAAATACTTTGTAGCAATGGCACTCGTAATAGTCCAAGATGCTGGCGCATGCCACCATGATTCAAACCCAACATTCGCCTTCCAACCGCCTTCAGACACATATCGACAGTTGTTGACTATGTTTGCGTCCCCTATGTTTGGCATCAATACTTGACTAATACCTCCACATGGTACGTAACGTTTGAACCGTTGTGGCTTCATGAAAGTCTCCTTAATGTAGTACCATCGTATGTTGGTCTACCATATGCCATGTGAAACCGGCCACGCACTACACGCTGATCAATCTTGTCAACATAGCGTTTTGCTAGGTTGTTAATTTCCTTCATGTATTTCTTTTCATACGTTGCTGCCAAACCTTGTTGACCCAACTTTAAGTAGATGTCCTCCAGTGCCTTGTATACAATGAGCTGATGAAACTCATATGGCATCTGTGGTACATCTGTAGACAACAACAGGTCCTTTGGTTTGACCATGTATCGCATGACCATCTCACGCACGTAGTCATGGTACACTGTAATGTTTGTTCCAACCTTTTCTTGTGGCACCTCAAAATCAAACCCAACTGGACGTGGATACGGTCTGATTTGCTGATGATTCCCATCAATCTCAATGTAGCGTGGAGAACCATTGTCGAGTTGGTCTAACTTTACTATATTTACAAATTCGTTTATGTCTGTTACTACAATAGGTCGCAGGTAATCAGAGTCGTTACGAGTACCCGATGTCGTACTTGTACCATTCACAACAAAAAGCCAACATGGCAGCCCTTTACGTTCACCTGTATTTTGATCGAAGTTTTTGTTCCAACAAACCACTTTTCGATAACCTTCCCATTGTGTAGGCTCTTGGTCTTTGTTGTTGTAAGTATCTGCTTTTATTGCTAAATCGTCCCAACCAATAAATGACAACTTTAGTGTTCTGTTGTTTTCAGTGACTTTGTAAATAGTTGGCTCTGACAATGCACCTACTTTACCATCTTTGATAAATGCCCATGCAAACTCGTAGTATTTGTTGGATTGAAACTGACCAGTTGGTGCTGCAATTTCTTCAATCTTTAATTGTTCAGCCGGTGCAATGTGAAGTGTAGGACTGGTTATGTATGCTTCTGCGTAGGATTGTGTGTAGTCTACTCGCAGATCAACATCTTCTTCGCGCCTGGGTAAAATGGCAGTAGACTTTCCGTATGGATTTTGTGAACCACTAACACTTACGTAGGGGTAATCTCTGTGCCCTAAATATAAAAGTTCCAAACAGTTTTCTGGTAGGTCATACCATCGCTTTTTTATCTTCCACCCTTTGTTTGTTGCGGAGGTGGTCCCTTCAAATGGTTTTTCTAACAATATGGTTTTCATGTCCACCAATTTAGAGATGATGTATTCCATGTTGTCTATTTCCATAGGTTGACCTTCCCACACATCCATGTCATGCAGTCTGTCAATGTCGTGACTTAATACCACTTGACGCTCACCCTTAGTAACAGTTGCTGTTACATTTGCACCAGAACTATTCTCTGTATCTGTACTGGTTGTGATGTCTGTGTGCAAACGCATAGTGCCAAGCTTTGTACTAAAGTTCCAACGCTTCATTGTCCAGATGCAATAGTAGGCATCGTTTAAAAGTTCATCCAACTGGTTGTTAAACTGTGCCAGTTCTGGACTGTAGTCAGTAATATTTTTAACTTTCTGTCTCAATGCTTTTAAATTTGCCATAGGTCACCATACGAAAAAAAGGGATGGGCGTTGGCCCACCCCTTCGGCTTGATAGAAAATCTAACTTAGAACTGTTTAATCACAATCACAGTTGCAACAGTACCACTGTCGTCTGCAGTTGCGTAAGCAATAATTGGTAGTACATCAGCCGCATCTGCAGTGTGGAAAGCACCTGGTGTAGCAGCATCAGCAATCAAGCGATCTCCTTTAGCAACTGAACCATCTGTTTTTGCTTGACATAAGCCAGCAATACAAACGTCAATAGTGTCACCAGAAGCCGCTGCAGCTTCAAGAGCAACCCCAACAACAGCAACTCTATCAGTATCGTTACCATCTGCCTTAACAACGTGAATCATTTTATCCCCGTCAGCAGTTTTGGTAATGTCAAAAGCAACAACGTCCTGTGCAGAGATAGCTTCAGAAGCAATAAAGGTTTCGATTTGACGACGGTTCATCGCTTCGACACCCACTGCAACTGTACCACCAGAAGGCAATGCGTTGTATTGAGAAGTTTCCAAGTATTGGATAATGTTTTGTGTAGCCATGATAAGCCCCCTTAGAAAGTTTCTGCGTCGAAGAGAACACCACAAGAACCAAGATGATCTGCAATCAATTGCATTTTAACATACAATTGGGCAGCCCGTGCAGTAGTTCCAGAAATGTGCTCAAAAGGTGAAACAGCGAAGTCAGCATCTTTGTGCATGCACAACTTGACACCGTCAAAGTTAAGGAAGTAGCCAGACAATGGTGCAGTACCAAAGTCATTTGAAGCATAACTAAAACCTAGCTCAAGGTCTTGTTCAACAACAGCACCACCAAAAGCAAGTTGCATACGTCCACCATCAAGAGTCTTCTCATTGATGTATCGCTCTTGTTGGAACAAAGCACGACGATAGTTAGCCATTGCCGCTTCAGACAAAAGCACACAGTCAATCTGACCCATGTGAGTTACAGTGTTTGCTTGGATTGCTAACTGTTGCATACCAACAATACCGTTAGTGCTAAAGTCATTTTGAATGTCAGCAACCTGGTTCATCCAACCGTTGACTGGATAGGTTTGCTTAGAAATACCACCAACAGTAGTACCTGCAACTGCCTGTCGAGCCTTAGATTCTGCTTCCAAAAACCCACCAACAGTTGGGTCACCGTTCAAAGTATTGATAGTGGTCAAAACAGTAGAGTTACCGCGAAGCAACTGCTTGTTCAACTCACGTCGAAGCATACCCATAACAGAGCGCATACGAGCTTCAACAATCTTCACGATTGCTTTCTCGCCTTTGTTTTCCAACTCTTCTTTCTTGGTGATAACGATAGGAGCAGTAAAGTCAGCCCACTCGTAGATAGCAGGTTGCAATACGTCTTTAACAGCAAGGTTTACTGCTTCGTATCCAGTAGGAAGGTTAGTAATTTGAGAGTGTTCAGCGATTGAGAGGGGACGTTGGATTTTAATACCACCATCTTCATACTCGATACCACCAAAGCGTTTTGCATTGTCAAGGAATGCAACCTTTTGAAATAATTCGTCAACTTCGCCATCACGGATGGAATACAAGGTCGACGATAGCAAATCATTCGAAATAGCCATTGTTTTACCTATAATGTTTAGTTTATGTAGTTTCGCCTAAACCGTATTCCTGTGGAATGGTTGTCTACCAAGTGCTCAAAGAGTTTGTTCGACATAGGCATTTTAAATTGTAATTGTTCTATTGTCAACCCTATGCAAGCAGTCCGCCTTTGAACTGTTGTAACATTGCATACAAGTAGTTACCTGGGCACTCGGTTGTACCGAAGTCTCTATGTCCATACACATCACTGCGTTCAAGACCATATTCTTCCATTAACATTTTAATTTTGCCCCACAACGATTCCATTTGTGCGGTGCTTGGTGCTTCATTGGATGTATTTCCAGTCACACAAATCCCAATGGAACCCTTGTTTTTACCTTTGCAATGAGCACCTGTTTTATTGATGTGACGCCCGGCCACCACTTCTCCAGTACCCAATACAATGTAGTGGTACCCAATGTCAGACCAACCATTGCCATTGACATGCCAATCATAAATCTGTTCTTTTGTTGTAGACTGCGGAGAAGCAGAATGATGTACGATAATCTTGTCTACGTTGCGCTTACCTTTAGGCATAACATCCTCTACTTCTTTGCTTC